CTGATCTGATAGAATACTTTGATGATGCAAGGCATGAACTGTTAAAGGAAATGTTTCCTAAACAATATGCTGAAACACAGGTTGAACTTTCTAAAGAAATGGATTATGAAACAGAAGGTAACGTAATCAAGTTAACCAAGTGGACAAAGACGTTAGGTGAAGCATGACAGAAGAAGAGTTTGAAATAGAAGAATTGTTCAAAGACTTTCCAGAGGACGATGATGAAATGTTTAAAGAAGACTTAGTAAACAAACCAATTCACTATAATATAGGTGGTGTAGAATGTATTGATGCTATCATGGCTGCTACTAATCAAAACAAAGAGGGATATCTACAAGGCAACGTGATAAAGTATATATGGAGATATAACTATAAGGGTGGCCTACAAGATTTACAAAAGGCACAGTGGTATCTAAACAAACTCATAGAGGTATACAAAGAGAAGCACAAATGAAACGTAAGTTTAGTGTAACATATATGATGGAGGTGGATGAAGAGAATAACTTCTTATCCTCACACCAAGAAGGTCATAAGGAAGACGTGTATGATTTAGTAAGTAATGTCATGCATGATGTAGATGATATAAAGATACAGAATCTAGTAGTGAAGGAGAGACAATGATAACACAGGAAGACATAGACCATTTCGCAGACATGCAATCACCCATCATGGACATGGGCTACTACCAACAGGAAGCAGTAAAGACTGCTATCTATACTGACCCTATCATCTACCCTGCGTTGGGCTTGGGTAATGAAGCAGGTGAAGTACAAGGTAAGGTCAAGAAGATGTTGCGTGATGGTACGTTCAACAAGGATGCTATAGCTGCAGAGATAGGTGATGTGCTATGGTACATTGCTGCACTGTGTCGTGACTTAGAGATAGACATGGCAGAGGTAGCGTTAAAGAACCTAGCTAAGTTAAAGAGTAGACAAGAAAGAGGAACTATAAAGGGAAGTGGGGATAACAGATGACTGACATGACGCAGATACACTTAGGTATGACTATAATTCTTTGGATAGTTGTAATGATTATATGGACGAGGTATTACAAATGAGTAACTTACTACCAACAGACTATCAAAGTTTTATACACCAGTCACGCTACGCTAAGTATGTAGATGGCAAAGGCCGTGAGTCATGGGCCGAAACAGTAGGACGCTACATGGATAATGTAGTACGTCCAAAGCTAGGCAATGATTCGTGGAGCAACGAGATAGAGCAAGCTATACTTAGCTTAGATGTAATGCCAAGCATGAGAGCCATGATGACTAGTGGTGTTGCGTTGGATAGAGATAACACAGCAGGATACAACTGCTCATACCTACCTGTCGATGACCCTAAGTCTTTCGATGAGGCTATGTTCATATTGTTGTGTGGTACAGGCGTAGGCTTTAGTGTTGAGCGTCAGTTTGTGCAGCAGCTACCTGAAGTACCTGAGTTGTTTGACAGTGAGACTACCATCGTAGTCAAGGATAGCAAAGAGGGTTGGGCTAAGTCGTTCAGACAACTACTAGCCTTACTATGGGCAGGTGAGATACCACAGTGGGATGTGTCACGTGTACGTCCTGCAGGTGCTAGGCTCAAAACGTTTGGTGGTAGAGCCAGTGGCCCTGCTCCTCTTGTTGAGTTGTTTAACTTCTCAGTCAACACGTTCAAACATGCACAAGGACGTAAGCTTACCTCTATGGAATGCCATGACTTGATGTGCTTCATTGGTCAGATAGTTGTAGTGGGTGGTGTACGTAGGTCAGCTATGATCTCTCTGTCTAACCTTAGTGATGATCGTATGCGTCACGCTAAGTCAGGACAGTGGTGGGAGACAGCACCACACAGAGCATTGGCTAACAACTCTGTATCTTACACAGAGAAGCCAGACATAGAAACATTTATGCGTGAGTGGACAGCATTAGTAGAAAGTAAATCAGGAGAGAGGGGAATATTTAATCGTGAAGCATCTAAAGCACAGGCTGCTAAGTATGGTAGGCGTGATCCTGACTGGCAGTTTGGAACTAATCCGTGCAGTGAAATCATACTTAGACCCTACCAGTTCTGCAATCTTACGGAGGTTGTTGTTCGTGCCACTGATACGGTTAAAGACTTGGAGCGTAAAGTCAAACTCGCCACAATACTTGGCACAATCCAAAGCTCGTACACAAAGTTTCCTTACTTGCGTAAAGTGTGGCAACGTAATACGGAAGAAGAACGTTTGCTTGGTGTGTCGCTAACAGGTATCATGGACAACCCATTGATGACCTCAGTCAACGCTAACTTGGAGAAACTATTAGATGACTTACGAACTGTCGCTGTGGGCATTAACGATGAATATGCTTCTCTGCTTGGTATACCTCAGTCTGCTGCTATTACCTGCGTCAAACCTTCGGGTACTGTCTCGCAGTTGGTGGATAGTGCCAGTGGTATACATGCTCGTCATTCTCCATATTATATCCGTACTGTACGAGGTGATAATAAAGACCCACTTACACAGTTTATGATAGATCAGAAGGTTCCTAATGAGCCATGTGTATTCAAGGGTGATACTACAACCGTGTTCAGCTTCCCTGTAAAAGCACCAGAGCAAGCTATAACACGAAACGACATGACTGCTATTGAACAGCTAGAGACTTGGATCATGTACCAACGCCATTGGTGTGAGCATAAGCCCTCAGTTACAATTTCAGTACGTGATGATGAATGGCTTGAGGTAGGAGCCTTTGTCTATAAACACTTTGATGAAATGTCAGGTGTATCTTTCCTACCACACTCAGACCATACCTATCAGCAAGCTCCATATCAAGATTGTGGTAAGCATGACTATGAAATGTTACTGTCATGTATGCCGAAAAAGATTGACTGGACTAAGCTTTCAGAGTATGAACAAGAAGACAACACGAAGTCGAGTCAAACATTTGCTTGCTCTGGTGACGTGTGTGAAGTAGTAGATATAACATAGGAGTTATCATGGAAGTAGTAGCAACAGCAATAATAGTTTTCTTTGCAACATTTAGTGTGACAGAGAAGTATCTTGAACCTTGGGTCAACGATAAAGTTGAACAGTATTACGAAGCAAAGGAATAGAATATGGCTTGGGTATTAGTAGCACTCTTTATATTTGATGGAGAGCCAATGATTATGTCCGACAACATCTTGTATGAAAGTAGAGATAAATGTAATGTGGCTGCAGATATACGTAGCAAATACTTAGAGGCTACTAGACCTGAGTCTATGTGGGAAGCAGACTACTGGGTATGGTGTACACAAATACCACAGGAGGTATAGAATGGCTTGTTGTAGACATTGTAATGTAGAGTTAAATGAAAGTAACTGGAATCCAAGTTGGAGAAAAAATAACGGCAACAAAATGTGTAAGCCTTGTTTCAATAAAAAATATCTTGCTATAAATACTAAGGGTAATCCTAAAAATAATCCTAGAAGGATGTATGTTGATGGTAAGTATATATCAAGAACACATGCACTATACAAACCTGGACGATATAAAACTTTTGATGATGCAGCTTTTCAAGGTACGTATAAACTAGACTCTATTAAAGAAGGGTATGTTTATGTTATAACTAATCCTGCTTGGCCTGAGTGGGTCAAGATTGGCATGGCTATTGATGCTGATGATAGGTGTAATGGCTATCAGACTAGTAGCCCTTTTAGAGACTACTCACTAGAACATGTAATGATTACTAACAACAGACGTAAAGCAGAAGCTCAAGCACATAAAGCAGCAGCTAAGATAGCTAAAGAACAAAGAGGTGAATGGTTTAAGATAAGTGTAAAAGAAGCTGCAGAAATACTAAACACTTGTTCTGTTATAGTAGAACCAGAAGTTAAAAAAGAACAGCAACCAAAACAAGAGCAGGTACAACCTGCCATACAGGATCTATTTAGTCATGCAAAAACTGGAACGTGAAGCTACAAACTATATGGAGGCCAAGCGTAAGCAGTTCAAGAAAGACTTGAATGCTGCCATAAGGGATGTAGATAAGTTTTTATTGGATAATCTTGAGGACAATGACCAGCGCAAGAAAGCTAGAGATAAACTCCTTGAGTGTAAGATGTGGGCAGGGCATAGCTATAGATCATAGCTTGCCTACCTCGTCCTCTGCATCTTTGATAAACTGTGCGTAACGCATAAACAACTCAAGCTCTCTGAAGCTGAGATCTTCTAGCTGTCCAGTTATACCGTAGTCTTTCTTTAACATTTTCATAGCTTCTCTTCTAGTCTCTTTACTATATCTTCTAGTTAGAGATGCTGCTTTGTTTAGAACACTACCTTCGTATCCTGCGTAGCCTCTATCCATGCTCTCACGAACTCTGGCTTTAACGTCAGACATTCTTTTCTTTAGCATACCACGCTTTTGTTTTATGTTTGCGTTTTGAAACTTAGGATTGTTTAGCAACTCCTGAGTGTATACTTCAAGCATAGGTGCTAACATACCATTAAAGATTTTATCATAGGCAGGTATGTTTGTCCTCTCACTAGCTTTCCACGGAGCCATGTCAGCCATAGAGTATACCGTTTCTGTGGCTGTCTTGCTAGGCTTTATTGTTAGACCAAACAATCTTGCAAAAGGATTAGCATCGTATACCTCTCCTGATCTGGTAGCTACAGATAACTCCTTACCTGTCAGACTATCATCTCCAAATTCAAAGTCTTTATCTGTTAAAGCTTCTACCGAATCAATGAATGTCTCTAGTATATTATCAACATATTTGGTAGCAGTCTGTGAGAATGCATTGATACCTTCAGCTTGACGTACATCTTTAGCTGTGTCTGTACCTGTAGCAAAACCTACAGCTTTGTTCAGCACATCTAGTGG